TTAATTCATAACAAAGCCCTAATATAAGCGGTATTATGGTTATAATCATTAGCACGACATACACAAATGGTAAACTCCCTCTATGGTCTGGCTCGGATTGTGGTACGTTTATTATTTCTCTAGGCATATTGCTTAGGGTTTCTAGCGGTCTTGTTGGTCTATCTAGCATAATATTAGTTTTGTCCTATAAATTCAAGTCTAATCGTGCGAAAAGTTGGCATATTTTAAACTAAAGTACAATTTTAATACGACATCCCTAGCTTAAAATACGTTCGCATCATAAAGCAATCCATCAAATCAGGGCTTTGTCCGCCAATCAAAGGCTTCATTTCGTCTTTACGAATAATCGAAAGCTTGTTGTCCATGTCTGGCTTTGCTTTTCTAATTGCCTTACGCTCATAAAAGAACCGTTCTCTCACTGTCATTTTATCGTCATAGCGTTTATTAGCCACTTCATCGCTTATGCTTACTTGGCCTTCATTAACCATTTGAGCCGATGTATAGTAGCATTGCGACTTTAGATTGACATAGGCACGCTTACCACCACCTAACGGAGCTTTGTTATTGTGGAACGGAATCCCATTCGGAATAAAACCGCCTAGGTACGAACCAACCCCGTCATTATCGTAAATAATTCTTGAATTTGACACGCCATGTTTTTGAGCCATCCCCTTCATTGAATCAAGTACCATCTTGCCATCTGTTTTATCAATGATCTCAATATCAATAGCCTCCCATCCATCCCAAACAATCACAATGTACTTGTCTGCTCCCTGCATTGCTATATCGGCAGTCATATATTTGGTGCCAGACTTGCATGTTTTTAGGCTTCCAAACATGTTTTTGAACTCCGCAAAATCATACATCTCTGTATCATTTGTGACGTGCTTCCAGTTACCGTACAATAGCCTTAATTGTTCTTCCTCAGATTGCGCTAAAAGGTTTGCCAAATATTCTGGGTTGGCCTTCATTAACTCCTTATTCTCATAGATCGACCCTGTAATGAAAGTGAAAGACTTAATGTAATCTTCCATCTTTGATTCAGGGTTCGATTCGATAAGCGTATCAATAACATGCTTCATCTTTTCATACACTTCGTCTTTTGTGTCACCCCAAACCGTTTCGCCTACACTAACCATGAAATACCGAATCTTTCCTATGCGCTCTTTTATCGGATATCCTGTATCTTGATCTATATACCACTCAATAAACTCAGCAACCCAACTGTCAGGATCTGGGTTTAGCGTGGCTCGTACGTATGGTTTTATGCCACACACTGACCTATTTCGGCTTAGCAAGTAAAAGAATTGCTTTTTTGTAAAGTGGGTTAGTTCGTCAAATCCAATAAACGGTATTTGCGACCCTTGCCACGAGTAGGCATCCTTATCGTATTCAAGGTGTGAAAACTTTAGCTTGTTCCCGTTATTGAATATCCACTCTCTACTACTCTCTTTTTGTTTGGCAATTGTATTGTATAGGGTTACTGATGTGTCCCATAATCCGCCCTCGTTAGTTATCTGAGGGGTTGTCCTTCTGAAAATTACGGCTCCAAATCCTTTAACTGGGATTATGTGACGAATCGGTTCAATTAACAAAGCAAACGTTTTTCCAACACCAGCACCAGACCCTCCAAAAACTATATCGGCTGAACTAGATAAAAATCTTGTTTGAAATCCCTGTTGCGGACGTATAGGCTTCAATTCCATTAATCACGATCATTGTCTGGCAATTGGAATATTTGCACTTGGTTTATTTCTTTGCCGTTTGTAGTATGGTCTGTCTTATCAGCCAACCCAAGCTTACGAGCGATAATATTAGGATTGTAAGCCCCAACAGTTGCACCTTCAAACTGTTGAGATTCGATTATAGTTCTTATACGTGTTGTGACTCCGAAAAAATCCTTATATGAACCTTCGTTAGATTCATAATTTTTGAATGTATCTCTATCAATATCAGCAAATAAACAGAATGATTCTATTGACATTGGGGTACTTGTAGGAATATCTATAAGTGTCCCTGCCATATCTCCTGATTTGATGGCTTCTTTCTTGTTCCAAACACGCTCACTTATCCATTCGAAATACTTTACCGCTTCGGTCCATAGGGTATCAGGAGTATAAGAATGATCCCTTCCGTGTTTACCTCTAAACGTCCAATAGTTATTCCCTTTTTCGAATGGCTTTGGCATTACTTCATGTCAATTAAGTGAGTAATCGCAAAGCTCATTCCAAGTTCGTTCAGGTTTGTTGCTTTCTGCCCCTTGTATTCAATCGTAATAGTAATCGAGTCATTTTTTTGGAAGCTTGTCTTATGGCTTGCAAACATTGCGTATTCGGTTGACAAAATGCCGCCATCGTTGCAATTACAATATTCTTCGTAGAAAATGGCGGTTTTTGTTTTTACTACCGTTTCAGTCCAATCTTTGCGGTACGGCTTGCGCCTGTACGTGTAGCCTGTCCGATTAGACCATGTTGTCACTTTTACCATCCCAGAGTTTGGGTCTTGTGCAATTGGCGAATTTTGTATTTGAGGTTCTTGTGTTGGGTTAACCTCTTCTTTTTTTGAACATGCAAACGTGATAGATGCAATTCCGATAATTAATAATAGCTTTTTCATTCGTTTTTGTTTAATCTCTTTTCCTTACTAAATTCTGATACTCTTGTTTGAACGTCAATTCTACTGTGTTTTTGTCAACATCATCCTTCCAGTCAGGTGCGTAATTTGACTCATATACTACTCGCTTATTTACAAAACGATTTGGATTTTTAATGTTGTAATCTGTTACTGTTACGACATCCCCAGCTGTTATGTTTCGTGAAATGTAGTTATGTAACCATGATGGGTATAAGTAGCCAATCCAAACATATTTTTCTACTCGAATGTCAGTTGTCCAAATTTCCTCGCCACCTTGGTACTTAGTGAATTTCTTTTCTTGATCGTTAGTAGGTCGCCCGAAAAACGAGTCTGGCATACGCAACTGATTAAACCAGTCTAACGTTCCGTAATCATTGTTTCGTTCATCTTGTTTTAAATCCCCAAACTGACCGTTACGATTCCAGCTAAAACGAGTCGTGTTATCCGCTCTCCAATCCGTGTATTCTTTTAGGCAAAAAGCAAACGAATAGTCTTCGAACGTTGCGCCTATTTCGGGTGTTGCTGTTACTTTAATTCGGTAATCACCAGCGCCCCAAGCTAGTAAAACGTTTCTCCATTTCAACTGATAGCCTATTGCGCTCTCTCCAAACTTATTTACAAAGAATCCGAATTCGTGAAAAGTACCGTATGTATTTGAATCAAGTACGTCTTTTTCTTCGAAATCGGTGCCGTTATGCTTTTCTAGTGTGATTTCGGCTGATGTAAAAAGCTGATCAAAGAACCAAATCACCGAATGATTGTCGTTTTTTAACTCCGATGTTTCAGTAATTTCGGCCAATGCAGTCAACTCGAAGCAGCACCCAATTTGAGGGCGTTCAACCAAAGTAATTTCTGTGGCCGTTGGTTTTGCCAGAATTACGAAGTCTTGTTTAACTGCTTGTCCGTTAATTGCCATAAGACAAATTTACGCTTATTTTAATACAACTTTCTATTTCTTAAAGTTTTCGTGCATTTTCGATTCCTGAGCACCAATTTGGTTTTGGTACTTACTTCCTTCCTTTCCCCCGTAATGCTTTTCAACCTCGGTGCTTTCCATGAACGCAATTTGGCAAATCTTCATGTTAGGATAGATTCGGAGTGGCTGTATTACGGCTAATTCTAGTACTAAACTACCCTCGAAACCAGTTCCTAAAAAGGAAAGATTTAGGATATTAAATGATACTGTTAAAGATCAAAAGAAAATATTAGACAGTATTGATTTTGTTAAGGGGCTAAAAAAAGAAAGTAATAATACTTTTATAGATGCAATAAAGATGAAAATAGATAAGAATGATAAATTGTCTAGCTTCAATCAAAGCCTTACCAAAGCCTTAACCCATAATCCTAAAGACAAATAAGCTATTTTAAATGGGTTAATATTCTTTTAAATATCATATTTTTTCTACGACAAATACAATTATTGTCTTTTTCAGAATAATATTCTGCTTTTTGGCGTTTATGCAAAATGTGGATTAATTAGTCGTTTTGTATATTGCTACATAATGTCTAATTGAATCAATTATGGATAATAGCAAAAAGAACTCTTCTGATGAAGAGCTGAAAATCAGGTGTATTGAACTTCTTATAGAAAGCAATTCAATAGGACAGGTTAGTTCACTAATAAGTGATACTCAAAAACTGCTTGACTTCATTAAGAAAAATGATTCTTAAGCCTTTTTCAGTACCCAAGAGTAAAAGTCTTGCTCCTATATATTGCTACGCCTCAAATATAAACAAAATCAATTAGGCATAAAGCCTTTTGTAATTATTTGGTGTAAAAAGACATATAGTTACCATTTTTTTAATGCTTGGTAGGACTAAATCAATGCTCTTTCATATGACATTCTGCGCATATTTTAACTATGTTACTTTCGACTAATCGAAGTTCTGGATGGCTTCCTTTGGTGCGCAAATGGTGGTAATTTATCGGGCTAAACACTGTTATTGATGCTTTACACCACTCGCACCAAGGCGGTCTTTCGTTAAATATCTTTTGAAAGAGAAGAAGCTCATTCTTGACGATTTCTTTCCCTTTTTCAGATCGATGCTTGATTTTGCCTTTTTTGAAATTAAACGACTTCGTCTTTGGTATTTCTCCTTGTTGTTCTCTATCGAATTCACTAGAATCTTGTATGCTTCGTAACTCGGGCGTTCGTCTTCGTGTAGTATTAAATTCATTGCTTTTCTCTTTAACCGTAAATCTTTTCGACTCGGCACTTTG